ACAAGTAAAATAGGTTGTTTTATCTGTTTGACGGGACTCAGCCCTTACAAAAATCTTGCCTTCTGAATCTTTCAATTCTAATGGCTTGTTTGCATTGGACTTATGGTTAGTTTCAAAGTTAGTCGCATCATTAGATGATTTTTCAATAGTGCAGCTCCAGATAAATGTATGAGCTTCAGGAGCATATAAAAAATAATGGTTTGATGTTTCTTCAAATTGTATTAATAACTGTTTAGCTGCAACTAAATCTATAAAATCTGAATAAGATGGAATAGTTATTTTAACCATTAGTAGTATCCTCGTATTTGTCTATACAATTCAGCATCATCTTGGGACCAATTAGTAATATCCATTTCAAATACTGCTGTTCCATCACCTGTATATTCAATTTCACCCTCTGCAAATGTTTCTCGATAAAAGGATGATCCATTATGGTATATTGTATCTAATAAAACTTGCCCTGTAGTGTTACCTGATCCATTTGGCCTATAATATAGCACACATTTACAATTTAATTGCTTATCTGTGTTAGCGGGCAAATATCCACCAAATGAAAAAGATGAAATATTAACTGTTTCACCGTTAGGTATGGTATAAGATGTAGTTGCTGTTCCACCTAGTTTAGTTACTGTAGAAGTTCCCGATTGTTTTATAGGCGTTCTATTCGCAGGCGTTATTGGAGTTGTGCTTACTGGAATGGCTGATTGATCAGATGCTAAAACAACTGGAATTGAGTAATCCATTGTTTTTTGAGATAAAGTGACACTATCCCCATCAGAATCTTTAATTCTGGCGGTTAAAGTTCCATCTGAATTAATTATTAGATTAATTCCAGTAGTTGAATCCTCAATAACTCGTGCTCTAGCTTCTTCTCTAGCCATTATTTTTCTACCAGTTTATTCAATTTTTGTAACTCTTGGAGAATTTGTTCTTGAAGTTTAATTTGATAGCCTAATCTTGCAAATACTTGATGCGTAAGTACAGCCATACTATATAGATTATTCATTGTATTTTCGTAGTTCTCATTCACGCTGTTAACTTTTTCTTTCTTAAACTCAAGACGGATGTCATGTTTCTTATTTTGCTTCTCTTGCATATTATCTCCTAGTTTGAAATTCTCCGAGACAAGGCACTTATTAGGTGCCCTGCCTCAGAGGAAAATTATTTACAGTTGTTCACCGTTAATAGTGCTATTAAACGCATGAGTTTTGTTGGAGTCATTAGTACGAATAACTCTAACAATCTGCGTATCAGCTATTGAGAATCCAGCAGGGAAATTAAAGGTAGCATTCGGGTGTTCAACCGAAGTGCGAACTTTTCCTCTACTCACAAGTGTTCCTGAAGGTCCAGTTAGGATCTCAAAAGTACCAATTGATTCACCGCTAACTTCAACTGACGTAGGTTTAAAAGCTCCGCCAGAAGCAGTGTAATCATGATTATCTGACGTTAATGTAGCCAATGTAGCAGCCTCATCGTAGTCAGCCACAGGAGTTCCAGAACTAGCTTGGACAACAACATTGATACTTCCATCGCCATTAACTGCGAGAAGATCAGTGCCATCTCCAACTTTAACACTATCAGACACATGAGTAAGATCTCTAATATCAAGATCAGTTGCTGTAACAGTAACAGTACCAGAAATAGCTACAGTACCATCAACAGTAAGGGAAGCTCCCCCATCATCAACAGTAATACTATTTCCACCATCAGCGATATTAACATCATTGGTGATGCTCGTTAATGTGCCAATATCCCATGTTCCAGACTGAGTAGCAGCAACAGTACCGTCAACAGTGAGACTTCCACCATTGTCAGTAACTGCAATACTTCCGTCTGCAGCGATGGCTAATGTATCTGTTCCGTCGCTAATAGCAACGTTATCTTGAGAAGCACTTAAATTACGGATATCTAAATCCGTAGCGGTAACAACTATGGATGCATTGTTAACAGTGACATTAATACTACCGTCAGCGTTAACAGCAAGTAAATCAGTTCCATCTCCAACTTGCACACTGTCTTGAGTGTGGGACAAGTCACGGATGTCAAGGTCAGTAGCTGTAACTGTAATAGAAGCATTATTGATCGTAGCATTTAAACTACCATCAGCGTTGACGAGAAGTTGCTCAGTTCCGTCACTAATTCCGACATATAACTCATTTGCTAATGCGTTATCATCTAGATTGCGTGATATTTTAACCGCATCTCTTGCCATATATACTCACCTCCTTCCTTTTATAGTTTATTTTTGCTGAGGATCTACGGAAGATATAACTGTCTTCTCGTGTTCTTCTAACTTCTTTAGTTCAGCTTCTGCATGTAAAATTTGATACTCTAATTCAGCTATTTTTGCAACTTTTAAATCTTCAATCTCTTGTTGAGCTCTTTTAATGCGAGATTTACATTCTTGTTTCCTTGCAGCTAAAATCTTTAGAGTCATTTCTTTCGTATTTTGAACATCGCCAATAGGAACAATATCAGTTCTTGTTGAAAAAGCCATAATTAAGCTCCATAAATTGTTGCATCGAAAGTTTTAGTCTTTCCTGTAGCGTAATGGTACACTTTAATAGTGATTACGTCGCCTGAACTAATTTGATAGGGATCTTCAAACAAAAATTCTTTATCTAAGTCACCTGTACTAGATCTTTTTATATCAATCTGTGTAACATTATGGAATAATGTAAAATCTGCAGGTCCATCACCGGAACAACTAATTTTAGATAATTTTTGATCGGCAGTAGCAGTATGAGTGACTATATTAGTCAAAGTTGCTGCATTTATAGCACCTGTAGAACCAGTTGCTAGTACAGTAACCTCAAGTCCGCCACCTGAACTATCTTTTTGAATATGGACGTTAAGGTTGCGTTCACTATCAACCTCAATTCGACGAGTTTTGTCAGTGCCACGTTCGGCAGCTAACAAAGACTCCTTATTCTTCATTGGAGAATAAGTGTAGTCGTCGCCATCCCTATCCGGTGAATTAGGCCATGGAATTCCCATTGACCTTACCTCTCAGCTACGCCAATATCTTTACGTTCTTCTTCTAAGGACATAGGCTGAAAATTAGTTTGCGAAGATGCTTTCCCACGCTTAATAAAAGTAATCATCCCATTCCTAACCTGCGTTACTTCAACAGGAATGATAACAGATCCTTTATCTCCAACACTAACTTGTTCAGCTACTTCTTCCATTGGCAAAGCAAATTCAAGCTGTGGTCCATCTGGATTTGATGGCTTTTTTAAGTCCATGTTTGTATTTTCAGCCATGATTTCTCCTAAAATATGCCTGACCTATACAGCAGAATTTTCCACTATATAGGCCAGGACTTAATTAAACGAATTAAGCAGCAGCAGTGGCAGCGAACAGCTCGATCGCACGAGTGGCGTCGAGAACAACAGTTTTGTGCCAGAATTTATACCCGACCGTAGAAACGAGGTCAAGGGCATCAGCAGTTCCAGCGCTACCAAGTGGCTTACGAATAGTTTTCAGTTTCATTCCAGCGAGATCCACCAATCCATACGCCCCTTTGCCAAACACAAAAGAACGATACACATCAACAGTCCCGTTGTTAACAACATCAACGTTGGTTGATTCAGTAACCCGAATACCATACAATTTCCCGATCTCACCTTTAAGAGTAGGTCCAGTCGTTGTATATTTATTCAAGTCAAGCCAAGATCCAACGGCAGTATCAGACTGCACATCGAAGATCTGAGCAGGATGAATCACGGCAACATAATCCGAACCAATAGGTCGAACATTGTTTTTCCGAAGATTATACGCAGCTTTACGCATTTCAGCAGCATTGGTAACGTCAGAAGCAGTGATAGCAGCTTCAGAAGCAGCACCATTAGCAAACTGATTCGTCACAGCAGAATGCAGCGTATTTCGGATAATCGTATCAAGAGACAGAGCAGCACGATACGACAGCAAGTCAAGAGCACTCTCTTGCACAGGATCAATTGATTCCATGATAAGAGCGTCAGACATAGCAACATAATCACCATATTGAGCAGGGATCGCAGTGATTTGCTCATCGGTGATTTTCAACCCATCAGGATTAACGCCTTCCGTCAATGGGGTAGTATTAGCAGCGAAGTTATCATACCGAGTGAAGACAATGGTATTACCAGAGTTTTTCGGCAAAGACTTTTTATCGCCGTATTGATCAAAGACAGTCTGTTTCATCAGGCGGTCCAAGAACATCTTGTCATAATAATTCGCTATGGCAATATCAAGATTTGTATCGCCACGAACGTTAGTATTAAGAGCCATACATATTCTCCTTAGTTAATATCTGGACCACCTATTCCGATTTATCTTTCAGCTATTCCATAGAGCTCGATAAGTTTCTTACGATGCTCATCTGGACTCAGCTTACTCCAATCAGGAACGGTAGTTCCAGTTGTTCTACCGCCTCCCGCTATGGTTGTACTAGCCTCTTTAGCGAGTTCTTTCTCTTTCGCACGAGCACCTTCCTCATGCGCTTTTTTAATCGCATCATCTGCGCTACGAGATTTCGCTAGTTTGTACAAGGCCCTCATTTGAACATCAATAGGAGCATTTGGATCAATAGGAAGTGCGGGGTCTTCAACAAGCTCAGCCATAACTGGCTCAAGTTCCTTGAATCCAGGGAAATTAACACTATCGCCTCGCATTTGCTCTTTAAGAAATTTCGCTTCAAGAGATGCAACGTAGGATTGATTCTCCTGTAAGACTTTACCGTATTCCGCTTCTAATTCTTCACGAGCTTTTTTATTCTCACGTTGAATTAATTCCAAAATAGGCTCATGGCCTCGTGACTGCACATCACGTATAAACTGCTGAGGGTCTATTGGAGTTTCGGTAGCTTTAGCAAGCATCTTCATCATTTGATCAAGCTTCTTCTCATTTTCAGCAGCCTTTTGGCTGGATTGAGTGTAGGCTCGTCTAATTTCAGCATAACTCTTGTCTAATTTACCGTATCTATCTTGTAACTCTTTATAACTTATCTCAGCATTAAACCCAGCAGGTTCGGTTGATACTTTGTTGGCAGCTTCATTTGGTACCTCGTTACCTTTTGGGGCTACAGGCGGTGTTACTTCAGTGCCGTCTGTTCCACCTACAACGGGCTCAGTTGCGTTGTCCACTTGGGGCGCATCTAGCTTGTCGTTTTGTTCTGACATTGTGAGTCCTCCGATTATTGACTTGTCCTACTTTAATAGTAGGGGTCAGATTAAGATTCGACATTATGGCGCTGTATCTCACTTTTTGCAATAGCGCCTATGTTTTGAAATTTAACCAATATCTCAAGTGCTTCATTTAAACCTTGGGCTTTATAAAACCCTTCTCGTGCTTTCTCTATATTCACTTTAAGTAATGATTTTTGATATTTATCAATACTCTCTTTAATCTTATCGTGATAGAGTTTAAATCCTGGGTGCTTCACTAAATCTCTTATTGCGTCACCTTGAGTAGCTTTAATTTGAAGCTGCTCCAATATCTTCAATTCCTCCATTTCAGCCATTGTTTATTGCCCTCCTTGAGGCGGTGCTCCTGGTAGAGCTGCGCCTGTCTGCACACCTTGATTCTGTGCTTGTCCACTTATTGCTTGCTGCAAAGTGGGATCAACAACTTCTCCTTCAACTTGTTGCTCTGTTCCTTGTAGATTAATTTGCTTTGGATTAAAGCCCATAAGCTTCCAAACCATTTGAGCAATTGCTTGGATGCTTTCTGGAGCTAGCACTTTACCAAACATTCCCATGTATGAGATGGCTTGATTAATTTTAGCTTCAGTTCCAATCATCTCGCTGATACTGATCATCTTAAACTCAACATCAGCCCGTAAATCTTCAGGTGTCACTTCTTCAAATAGATGCCCATAGAGTCTAGGTTCTTTAAGAATGTCTTCCGTGTCAATCATCTGCAAGTTTAATTGATGGAACATCTTCAAAACTCGCTTAATCCCCATTTCTTCAATTAATTTTGTAGACAATCCAAATTTCTCTAATGCCTGACCAATAATTAATTGAGCTCCACGGGCAGTGCGTCCAAGACGACCAGAGTCTGGAATACCTTGAACTGAACTAGGAGCTGTAGCATCTTGAATATCTGATTTAACAATTTGAGCTTCTGTATAGGCTGATCCTGTTACATCATTTTGATCTAAGCGTTCAACAGCAGCCATATCATCCGTTAAAATGATATTATTAGGAGCACTAAATAGCGTTTCAGTGTCTACATCAGCCATTGTATTCACTTTCCACATGGCGTTTAACACTTGATTTACGTTATCGAGTCTTTGTCTACGAAGTGTATCAAGTTCATGCTTCAGAGAAATGATAGGTTCAACTAATCCAATACCATACCATTCTCCAGGTATTGGAAATAACACTGTACGAATAAGAGGACTTCTCTGATGATGAAAAGGATTGGGTTTAGCTTGAACAACTACTTTTCTATTGGCTATTGTAATTAAGGCGTGTTCTCTAATGCCATCACCATCAACATCCCATCTTCCCCAAAACTCTAAAAGCTCAACTAGGTTCTTTCCGACCATACTCTTACCTGATTCACCACGAGCTGAGGTACGAGTTTGACGGGAAGTAGCAAATGAGTCTTCTTTTGAAACAACGTCTTGACGTTCTGTATTTGCGTAAATTGGGTATTTGCCTTTACCCATTTCTTGGAATTCTTCTAAACTAATCCAAGACCGAATGATCACATCAGGATCAGTATTGGCATACACTCGTGCTTCAGGATCAGGAAAAACATCTAAAATATCAATAAAATCAACTTCAGGTCTACGCTCAACAATAGTGTATTCTTTTTTATCTTCCCATTCAATCTTTTGGTCCAAGATCCAGCCAAGAATGTTGTTCTTAGATCGTTTAGGGATTCGGTCCCACACCCAATCTCGTTTAGTAAGCCAATACACCTTTAAGTAACTTGTTCCATAAAGAAGAAGCTGTTTTACATAATCAACAAATTTAGAAAAGAAATTAGCTCTTGAGAGTTGATACTCAATAAGCATCTGAATCATTTCTGCTTCAATCTTTTGATCTTCATTAAATGGTATAACTTCAAAGAAACTTTCATCCTGAGAAAAGATAGTAGAAACAATTT